CCCTGACGAAGATGGTGCCTTGTCCTGACCTCGAGCGGGTGCGGCGCATGACCTGGCCGCCGTTCGAGTTGTTGGAGGTTGAGGTGTTGCCCTCGATGGCGTCAAAGGCGCCGGAGCTTGTCCAGCGCTCGAAGATACCGATGTGATCGTATTCGCCGTCCCAGCCCCAGTCGTAGCAGGCCAGGTCGCCGGGGATGGGGTCGCCGGTCGTCTGCAGCCCGTTGCGGCCGGCGCGAGCGTCGGCGACGATGTAGGGCACGTAGGCCCAGCGCGACCCCTTCAGGAACGATGGCGAGTTGCCGCGGCTATTGGTCTCGAAGCACCAGGTCACAAACATCGCGCACCAGGGGCCGACCATGCCGTACCAGGACGTGTACTTGACCTGATTGGAGTCGGGCGGCGACTCCTTGACGCCGATCTGGGACACCGCCAGCTTGAGCGCCGCCTGGCGGATGGTGCCGGTCGAGCTCGGCGGCGGCTCATGGCCGGCGAACTGCTTGAACGCCTGGTTGATGAGGTTGATGGCGGTCTGGTCCATGGCCATCTCGCCGGCGTTGGGCTTGCCCTCGGGGACGCGCGCCGAGCGCAACGTGTTAAAGGTGGCCTTGCCCAACCAGCCGGAGTCGTCGATGTCCTGCTGGCGCTGGACGCCGGCGACGCCGGTGTTGATGACGTTGGGGCCGGTGCCGTGGGCGAAGCCGTTGGAGTAGGCCTCGTCGAAGGGCTGCCAGGGCCAGCGGCCGAGCCGGGACACGGTGCGCTTGTAGGCCTTGACGTCGGGGCCGTTCGCCGAGGGTTTCTTGCCGTGCTTGTTCGCATCGGGCGGATACAGCGGGCGTGGGAATCCGTCCACTTTGACCATCGGCCCGCCCTTGTACGCGTGTTCCCACCAGTCGCCCATCAGCTCACCCGGATCGGCCACACGGTCAGGTTGCGTTTCAGGAAAGTCAGCGTGCCGCCAGCAGACGATGAATATTGAAGCTTGACGTTTCCGGTAGAAGCGAAAGAACGGCGAATGATCTTGCCGACCGTGCTGCGTGTTCCCGCCACGGCAGTATGGAAATCTGTTGCGTCGTTAGTGAATGGCCCAGCGCTGACAAGTAGCGGAGCCACGTAGAGAATCGTTCCTGCCGTGTCGCATTGGCAGGCGGCATTCCACTGAATCAGATAATCGCCTGTGCGTGGCAGCGCGACCAGTGGGCCTGCCGTTGCTAGGTCAGTCCATGTTGCGGTCCCAGCCATCGTTTCAGCCGTAGCGATTTCGGCGGTCAGCGGCGACCCACCGACGAATTCCCACTTGTACGTGCTCGCGCTGGCAGCCCGGTACCGGAACCGCCACACGATCCCGTTTGTCGCGTCGGCCACGTAAAAGTATTCCTGCCCGTCGTACGGGCTGGCGGGAAACGTCGTACCGGCACCGATCTGCGCGCCCGTCCACGTTTTCGCGGTGTTGTCCCAGACGGGTATCTGCCCGGTTGCCGTGCCAGGCGCGATCTTCGTCTCGATGTCGGTGGCCAGGTTCTGCATGTCGAGCGGCACGTTCGGCGGGTCGGTGTTGGCCGGATAGCGCAGCGCATAGGTCGGTGTCGATGGCATCAACTCACCCCTTCTATCCGGTCAGGATTTTCGCGTAGGTCGGATACGTCGTCAGCAGGCTGCCGTAGGTGGCGTACGTCGCTTTGAGCGCGTTGTAAGTGGCCATCGGAATCGGTGCCGTACTGGTACCGGGGTCGGCGCCCACGGCGACCAGGTGGGCGGCCACGGTGACGTTCGCCGCGCTCCAGTAGATGTCGATAACACCGGCGCCGACCTCGCAACGGACGATATACACGCCGGCGGCGGTGCCGGCGGCGGCGGTGGCGACGACGTACAGGGGTTGGGGGGCTGCCGGCGCGTAGTTGATGATCGGGCCAACGGCGAACTCATTGGTGTCGCCGGTCGTCGGCGCGGTGGCCGGGTTGGTGTTCAACGCGCGCCGGGCCGACGCCGGGGCCAGGCTCGAGTTGCAGACGCCGGCGACGGCGAGCGGCGAGCTCGCCCAGTTGCGCGGCGTCGTCATTACGAAGCGGCCGCCGAGGCCGGTGCCGCCCGCGTACCAGCTGACGATGTAGTCGGTGCCGAGCGCCATGGTGTACGGGGTGGCGAAATAAATCTCGTTCCAGCCGACGCCGCTGGCCAGGTTGTCGGCCCCAGTGAGCAGGGTGCCGGCGGCCGTCCACAGGTCGACGTGCGCGCCGGCGATGCCACCGGAGCCGCGGTAGAACTGGACACCGTTGATGGTTGCGCCGGCAACGAGCGGGTGGACGACGACACCGCCGTTGGTCAGTAGCGTGTTATTGGATGCACCCACCGGGGTGATGAGGTGGTCGTACCACTTGTTGGCGACAGGCGCGGGGCCGCTCGAGCTTGCGAGCGGGCAGGCCACGGTGGTCTTGCTCGAGGCGCCGCTCGAGGTGGCGCCATGCGAGCCGGCCCACAGCTTCTTGAGGCCTGGCACCTGGGCGACAACAAACCCGGATGTGTCCAGGCTCGAGCCTGGGCCGATGCCGGGGATGGGGTCGGGGCCGCCCTCTCGGTGGTCGCGCCCATGCATGACGATGCTCTTTTGCGGCGACATCAGAACGGATTCACGTCGTAGTAGCCGCGCGGCGACACGTCGAGGGTGAGCTCGACGTAGGGGATGGCGACGCCGCTCAGGGTGCCCGGATAGGCAGGGCCGGGCCGGGCGGTGTAGTGGATGCCCTCGACGTAGAAGTCGGTGTCGAAGCCGCCGCCGCCGGTGTGGGTCGTCTTGACGTGGACGATGTCGGAGATGTCAACCTTGCAAATCAGGTTCCAGGTGGCCGCGGCGTAGACGCTCGAGGGGTTGCGCGACTTGATGGTCAGCTGGCCAACCCTGACCTTGGGCTGGGGGTAGTTGTCGCGGATGTAGTCGGCGAACTTGAGCACCTCGACCTCGGCGGTCGTCGACACGCCGCCGAAGGTGGCCAGGTTCTCGGCCGACCAGGTCCGCAGTCCCTTCTTGGCCGCCTCGGCGGGGTTGGTCAGGTACTGGCCGGGGATGTCGCCGTCGTCGATGTTCTGCGGGGTGGCCAGCGCCGACGTGTACAAAAGCGTGTCGTCGAGCGAGGCGACCAGCGGCGGCGATAGCCGGCATACGTTGGCGGTGTCGGCGTTGGCGGCGGCGTCGTCGCCGGTGTTCCAACGCTGGATGTTGTAGGACGTGTCGGCGGGGTTGAACCTGGCCAGCCGGCCGTGGAAGACGAGGTTGCCGGGCGAGCGGGGGCCGCCGATGTACACGTTGGCGACGTCGGGGAACTCGGCGTCGGCGGCGTCCTGGATGACCGAGAGCACCGTTGAGCGTGGCGCGTACACGGTCTCTTGCAGGTAGACGTTGCCGGTGAAGATCTCGCGTAGGGCGGCCGGCCACTGGGCCTGGTCGAGCGCCTTGTTGATGCGGCCCTGGACGGCGTCGACGCTGCCCGTCGATTTCTCGTGGAAGACGATGTTGCCCTCGAAGACCTCGTCGCCAAATGAGCCGTCGGGCGCCATCTCACAGGCGGCCAGGTAGGCGAGGCCGTCGACCAGGTCGATGGTCACGTTGGCGTGGGTCTCGCGCCGGTAGGGCACCCATTGGATCGACGAGATGAAACCTCTGAAGAGGGTGGTCCACACTGAGGTGAGCGGGTTTTGTAGCTCGATGCGCGCCTGGACCAGCGGTCCCATGGGGACGCCGGCGGTGAGCCGCCCGAAGAAGTGGCCGCCCAGGTTGGTGGGGTCAAAGGCGCCGGTCTTGTCGATGAGCTCGATGTGGGCGGTGCCGGTGTCGGTGCGGCCCATCTCGTTGGGGCGGCCGCGGTCGACGGTGAATGAGGTGACGTTGTAGGCGGTGTCGATGCGCTCCCAGGTCGGCGACGCGGTCAGGGCCGTATCGGCGGGGGCGAGGCTGATGCCGGCCACGTCAGCCGGCCACCCCGGCGGTTGGTCCGCGCGTCTGGTTGGTGGTGTGGCGGCCGCGGCGTTTCATGGCGGCGATGACCGCCTTGGCGACCTTGTCTGGGTCGGTGACGCCGTGGATGTTGATGGTGATGATGTTGCCGAGCGCGAACTGGCCGCCCCTGGTCAGGCTGGGGCGCGCGCCCTCAGCGCGGGTGATGAGTGCGGCCATCTTGGCGTCGGCGAGCGCGCGGCGGGCGGCCTGAATGCCCTTGGGGCCGCCCAGCTGCAGCGCGATGCGGAGTTGCTCCCTGGCGTCTTGCAGGGCGCGCTTGTTCTCCACGTTTTGCTGCTGGCGCTGCAGGCGGTCGAGGATGGCCGACTTGATGGCGTCGGCCCGGTCCTTGAGCGCCTGGTTGGCCTGCTTAATCTGGTCGGTGATGTCAGCTTGCACCTGCTTTTGCTGCCGGTAGATGCCGAGTAGCTGATCCTCGAGCGCCAGCCGGCGGGTCTTGTCCTTGGTGATGGCGATTTGCGCCCTGACCTCGGCGGCGATAGCAGCGAGGCGGGCCATTTGCTTGCGCAGCCCCAGGTCTTGCACACGGTCGAGTTGGCGGGCGACCATGTTGTCGAACCAGGTGTTGCGCATGGCGGCCTGCTGGGCGCCAGTCAGGTTGCCCCACGTCCAGCCCCTCGAGCCGCCGCCGGCGCCGGCGCCGCCGGTGCCGGGCGGTTTCTTGCCCCAGCGCTGCCAAAACTGGTTATTGGCGCCGATGACGCTTACGTCAACGCCGGTGTGCGGGCCGGTGCGGATGGTCTTGTCCATGTAGGCCCAGCCGGGCACCTGCCGGCCCGGCATGCGCGACGGCGACGGCGCCCCCTTGCGCTGCAAATAGTTGATGGCGTCGCGTACCTGCAGGGGTACCGGGGTGGTCAGCGCGTAGTTCAGCCAGTGGAGGTGGTGCTTGTCCATCCATGACTGGGCGTCGCGGAGCTCTTTGAATCCGGCGGCGGCCGCCTCGGCGGCGGTGCCCAGCGCGCTGATGGCGCTGGTGATGTTGTCGATGAGCGTCTTCTGGTTGTCGGCGTTGCTGAGCCAGTTCTCGAAGCGGTTGGCGAAGCGCCTGAACTTGGGCAGCAGCTTCTCGCCGATGGCGGCGGCGGTGTCCTCGAGCGTCGCCTTGAGCCGGGCTTGGACGTTCTCCCAGTCTTTTGCGCGCTGGGTTGCGTTGCCTTGGGCGGGTGCGGAGTCGCGCAGCAGGATGTTGTTGCGCGCGAGCACCTTCTGGTTCTCGGTCAGCTTGGCGCCCGCGTGGGCGATGCCGCTGCTGTAGGCCTCGGCTTGCACCCTGGCGTTGCTGATGTTGATGCCCCACTGTTTGACGCCGCGCGCCTGGCCGACCAGCGCTCGCTGAAAGCCGGTCAGCACCGTGGCGCGGTCGATGTTGAAGAACGAGGCGACGTCGGCGGCCCGCTCCACTAGCGCCTTGCTCATCTCGGCCGACACCTGGCGGCCCTTGCCGAGCCGGTCGAAGTAGATGCCGTAGGCGCTGGCCGCCTTGAGGGCGGCGGCCTGGTCGATGCCGAAAGCGTCGGCGGTGGTCTTGGACCAGGCGATGACGGTCTTGCTGGCCGCGCCGAAGATGGTGCGCGTTCTGCGCAACGCCTTGTTCAGATCCTCGGCGGCGTTGAGGGAATGCTCGACGCCCTTGACGAATGCGTCAAAGGTGAACGCGACGCCGACCGCGCCGGCGAGCGTCTTGAAGCCGCTCGAGAGGCCGCGCGACACGCCGCGCATGCGCGCCTCGAAGACGGTGGCCGAGCGCGCCGAGCGGCCGAAAGCGCGCTCGAGCGAGCGCGAGTCGCCGATGATCTCGACTTCTATGCGTCTAGCCATTGGCTGCCTGGTGTATGGCCTCGAAAAGCTCGGCGCAGCCCAGCAGCTGGGCGGGGGTCAGTTCCCCGACCTCGCTAGGGGCCACTCCGAAATAGCCGATGCGGGCGTTCCAGAGGGCGATTGGCTCCCGTCCAATGTCTCCGAACTCGTCGGCGAATCGTCCCCAGAAGTGGGCGCGCTCGCGGGCGAGTTTCCTAAAGGGGCCGGCTCTTCTTCCTCGGCGTCGTCTGACTCAAGCAGGATGGTCATGCCGAAGGGCGCGTCGGCGAAACGGTCGTAGGTATCGGCCACGTCGGCCGCCTGGATCTTGCCGTTGCGGTGTAGCGCGATAACGGCGAAGACGGCGAATAGCTCCGGGTCGGCACCGTCGAAGCCGTCTTGGATGGTGAGCGGCATGTAGCCGGCCAGCCGTTTCAGCCAGCCCCACTCGCGGGTGGTTAGCTCGCGGTCGGCGATGTCGAACTCGTAGCGGCCGTCCCAGGGCGGCACCCCGGTGATGGTCAGCCAGTCGGTCATGGCCTGGCCTCGAAATGCCGCTCGACGCGGGCCAGGGCAAGCTCGAGATCGCGGTTGAGCTCGTCGCCGTTGGCCTGCAGGGCGGGCAGCAGCGCCTTGCGCATCTGCAGGGCGCCGTAGTCGGGCCGGTCGCCGGTCGTCTTGCGGAGCGACTGGTTAACGGCAACGCCGCGCTGGCGGACAGCGACCCGGTAGCCGGCCGCCGAGCGGGAGTCGTACTCCGTCATGCGCCGGGCGGCGTCGGCGCGCACCGATTCGCCGGCGTCCTTGAACGCCTGGCGAATGTAGGCCTTGGACTCGCGGTCCGCGCGAACGGTTGCCCGCATGAACTCGCGATAGCCCTTCACCCTGAGCGTTTCGGCTGTGGCCACTAGGCGGTGACGAATGAGAGGCCGGCCGGATCGGCGGCCGAAAACTCGACCTCATAGGTGTCGGCATCGCCGCGCGTCGCGCCCGGCCCGTAGGTCAGGATCTGGCACACGCCGGTCAGTTCCGGGTTGGCCGGGCCGATGGGCGTGGTGCCATCGGGCCGCCAGTGAATCACGCAAGTAGTGCGGTTCTTGTGTAGCGGATACAGGGTCTGGTGTACCTCGCCGGTGCCGTAGGAGCCGTAGAACTCGATGGTGACTGTTTGCTCGGTGGTGCCGGCCAGGTACTCGTTGGAGCCGGTGGCGTTGAAGCCCGACACGTCGATGCGCTCCTGGGCCGAGTTAAACCGCACCGAGCGAGCGAAGTTGGACAGGTCGACCAGGTCGACCTTGACCGAGTCCTTGAACGCAACGCGCTTGCTCATTCTGGGGTGTCCTCCTTCTTGGTCTTGCGAGTGCCTTTGACGATGGTGATGCTGCCGCGCTCGACGGCGCGGCTCTCGAGATCGTCGTCGTATTCGGCCTCGAACTCTTCGCCGGGCTGGTGGTCGTCAAAGGCGACCGGGCCGGTGACTTTGTACGTGGTCATAGGAACACGCTCACTCTCCATTCACAGCCGAGCAGGCGGCCGTTGCCGTCGGTGTCCTCGAGGTACTCGCGGAACTCCGACACTCCTTCGGGGGTCATGGCCGCCTGGTCGGCGATGGCCGCCTCGACCGAGGCGGCATCGTTGGGGTCCATCAGCCTGAGCAGCAGCAGCATGGCCGATTCCTGGTCGGCGGTCGACACGCGGGCGCGGATGGTGAACCAGACCTGTGATGAGCCGACGCCGAAGCCGGCCCCGGTCTGGAAGGGGGCGCCGGGGTAGATGTCGAGCGCCGGCGGCGTGGGGTTGGCGAGCAGGTAGGGGTACACCTGCAGGCCTGGTATCTGGGCGCTGATCGGCTCGAGCGCCGTTGCGATGTCGCCCATGATGCCGGCGAGCGTCATGCAACGCCGTAGCTCGTCTTGAGGGGGGCCAGCTTCAGGTGGTGGCGGTACCAGGTGTTGCGGGCGGTGACGATGGGCGTCGACTCGGCGGCGATGCCGACCACACCGAAGGGTGATTGGGTTTGCCGCCAATGCTCGACGGCCCGCTCGAGGTTGACCTCGATAACGAGCGGCGGCGGAGGGCTGGGCGCCGGGCTGGTGGCCGTGTAGCCGAGCTCCCAGTCGATTTCCTCCGCCGCCGCGTCAAGGACTCGTTGCATCGCGGCCGTCTGCGTCGTCGTCGGGGCGCTGATCTTCAGCAGCCCCTGTAACTCGGCGACGGTCGCGTAGGCCATCAGGGCACCAATGACCTTCCCATGTAGTCCTTGTTGCCCGTGACCACCGCGCGGCCCATGTAGTCGGTGGCGTTGCTGGTGCCGGGGATCGGATTGGTCAGCGCCCGGTTGAGCCAGTCCTTGGTGCTGGTCGTGGTCGTCTGCAGGCCGATGTCGGGGCCGTCGCCGCCGTTGCCGCCCTGGTTGCCACCGCCCTGGCCGGCCTCGTAGGCGTCGATGGCCGCCCTGACCTCGTCCTTGGTCATATTGGCGTTCATGGGGCTGATGCCAAGCGATTGGCCGTAGGCCAGTAGCTCATCCTTGGTCATCACGTCGAGGTTGCTCATGGCGTCTTGACGATCTTGACGATGCCGTTGCCCTCGATGGTCATGGGTGTGAAGTAGCCGGCGTAGGCGACCTGGACGCCGAGGACGGACGGCTCGACGACGGACAGGGAGCCGATGCGGTCCTCGTATACCTCGGCCGCCGCCGTTGAGAAGACGAGGATGCGCAGGGTGCCGCAGCCGGGCGACACGTACAGCGGGATGCCGGTGATGCTGCCGACCAGCCCGGTGCCGAAGTCGCCGGCGGCCAAGCCGGGGCTGGCGGCGTTGGTCGGGTTGTAGGGCGGGAAGACCGGCCCCAGGATTGGCAGCATGTCGGGGCCGCAGATGGCGAAGACCTGGCCGGCGCCCTTGGTCGCCGTGTAGATCTTCGAGGCGGCGTCCCAAAGCGACGTTTGCACCCCGGCGGCGGTGGCCGCCCCGGTGGCGATGGCGACACCGGCCTGGGCGGCCGCGTCGAAGGTGGTGAACGCGGCGGCCTCGGTCTGGACGGCGTACACGGCGGCCAGGTCGGAGATGACGATGTCCATGATGCCGGGCTGGGTGAAGTCGATGTCCTGCCGCGACACGTTCACGTAGCCGCCGTAGGTGACCGCGGTGGCCGTCAGCTTGGAAATGGTCATCTTCTGCGAGACAAGCTCGGCCTTCTCTGCCGACTGGGTGCCCACGGTGGTGTGCTGGGTGACCTTGGGCCTGGACCAGGTCTGGCCGGGCAGCTGCCTGGGGCCAAGCCGGGTGACCAGTGGCCGGTTGGAGTCGATGAACGACACCACCGGCGCCAGGATCGGCGTCGGGATGAGGCCGGGGTTGTCGCCGGTGGTCTGGTGGGCGGCGGCGCGGTGGAACATCTCGACGCGGTCGCGGGCGTCGCCGTGGCCGATGCCGGCCCGCCAGCGGTCCATGATGTACTCGCCGGCCGAGCGGTACTCGGGCGCGGTCGGGGCCGGGCTGCCGGCCAGCACCGGGCCGAGCTCGGCCAGGCGGGCGGCCGACTCGACGGCGATGCGCCGCGATTCCTCGAGCGGCAACATGAGCCGGTTGATGGTGCCGATGCGGTTGCGCGCCTCGGTGACTAGCTCGAGCTTCTCGTCGGTCAGGTCGCCGTCACCGGCCGACGAGACGATGCCGTCGATGAACGCCTGGCGCTCTTCAAGCTCGGCGACGTAGCGGCCGAGCATCGCGTCTGTTGCTGGGGCCATGCGGGTGTCCTTCCATGCGAGAGGGTTTGCGGTCTCGCGCGCGTGACACTCGCCGTTCTTTAGAGCCGGCCCGCTCTAGCGGTAGCTACCAGGCCCCGGCGTCAGTGCTGGCCGAGACCATAGCGGCGGTCCATGTCGGCGGCAACCTCGACGAGGCGGAGCACCTCGAGCCGCTCGAGGTTGGGTCGTTCCCCTTCGGCTGCCCGTTCGGGCAGCGCCGGCCCGGAGCGCACCGCGAGCACGTTGGCGGTCTCGTAGGCCGGCTCCGGCGTCAGGGCGACATGGTGGAGATACAGGTGGTTGAGGCGGCGGCGGTCGCGGGCCTCCCACACCTCGGCGTTGGCGGCCATCTTGCCGGCCGCGTCATGCAGCAGCGAGAAGCCGGCCGAGGCGTCGAGCAGGCCCTCATCGGCCAGGGTGAGCGTTTCCTCGCCTAGCTCGGTCTTGGACATGCGTAGCTCAGCGACGAGGCCGTCCTGGCGCGACGGGTGAAACCTGATCGCGCGCCCACAGGTGCGCGTGACGTCGTGGTCGCGGTTGACGCGGATGTCCTTGCGGCCGGCGATGCCGGCCCCGTAGGCGCCACGCGATACCACCTCGGTGATGAGCCGGCCGGCGTGGGCGACCTGGGTGGGGGTCTCGTAGGGCATGACGACAACGTCGATCTGGCGCTTGGGGTAGGACACGCCGACAAGCTCGGCGGCCCGGTACTCGATGGTCATTGCAGCACCCCTTCCGGCTGAGGCGTGGTCTGGATGCGCTCGGCCTGGCGGATTTCCTCGACGGTCAGCACCGGCCCGGATGCGTCCTGGATGCCATGCAGGATCTGGTAGGTCTGGGCGCGCTCGTAGGCGGCCGCCTGGGTGTACTTGTCGGAGTTGAGCTCGACCGTGGTCGAGCGTGGCAGCAGCCAGCCCGACAGGCCGGCCATGACCGCCGTCGCCATCGGCCTGAGGCCGTCGCGCCAGTGGTAGTCGAACAGGCTGGTGACGTTCGAGTAGGTGAGGCTATGCGACCCGCCGGCGCTGGCCAGGCCCATCAGGAACGGTGGCACCCCCAAAAGGACGGCGATGCGCGACTCGTTGAACTCGAGCAACTCGAGGAGCGCCATGTCGCGCGGGTTGACGGCCGTGGCCTGCCAGGTCAGGCCGCCCGACAGGACGGCCGGCTCGCCGAGCGCCGACTGGCGGGCCGCCACCCAATTCGCTTTCAGGGTGGCCGCTTGCTCGGGCGAGACCAGGTCGGGATGGGTGAGGATCGACGGTGGGATGCCGCCCGACTGGGCCAGGCCGGCGCCGTACTGGGCCAGCATGCTGGCGGCAATGACCTTGGTGCGGCCGGCCTCGAGCGGCCCATGCCCATGCGGGTCGGCTACCGAGGACTGGTAGCGCAGATGCAGAAGCTCGTTGCCGCCGACCTCGTCGCCGCCGATGCGGTAGTGGCGCATGCCGTCGTTGCCCATCTCGGCGGTGACCAACCAGGGCGGGACGACGTGGAAGCGGGCCGGCCAGCCGGTCGAGTAAAACGACGTAGCTAAGACGTACGCTTCGCCGGCGGCCTGGTAGTCCCAGAAGAGTTGCTTGCAGAACTCTTCCCAGGACGTGTACGTGTCGGGTTGCGGGTTGCGTAGCCAGTCGGTGGTCAGGCTGGGCGCCGCGCCGACCAGGTAGGGCGGCATCGACGCCAACGCGCTCGCGTTCTTGTCGACACAGGCCCAGGCGGTGTCGGTCAGCGCCATGATGGACGCGCCCCACGCCGGCGGCCACCACTCCGCCGGCCAGCCCGACCAGGCCGACGCCAGGATCTGCGGCGGCGGCGGCGTCGTCGGCGGGACGGTCGCGTCGATGACGACGCCCTGAGGGTTGCCGGGTCTGACCAGCTGGTCGGGGCCGACCGTCGACGGCGGCACCGAGGCCGGCGGGTTGGGATTCGGGGTGATGTCGTCAGGCGGGCGAATCGACCGAGTGAACAGGCCGCGCATGCGCCGAGTCTAACGGCGAATCGGCCCCAATCTCCAGGCCACGACGATGATCGCCGCGACGAAGAGCGCGCCTATCGGATAGGCGGCGAACATGACCAGCCCCGCGACGGCCGCCACGGCGAGCAACGGGGCCAGCAGGATGCCGCCCGCGATCTGAAAAACCAGCTTCATAGCCCCAGCATGGGTCATTTCGGGGAGATGTCAATACACGGCCGGCGTCTTGGACGGCTTATGCGCCGCCCCGACCGCCCACGCCAGCGCCTTGACCAGCGCGCGATGGCCGCGGGCGATCTGTAACCCCACCGGCGACTCGCGCACCTGGGTTTGCGCGAGCACCTCGTCGAGCTCGACGGTCGTCAGGTCATGGACGAGTCGCCGCGACACCGCCAGATCGCGCACAAGCGACAGCCCCGCCGAGGTTTGCTTGGACAGCGCCGGGCGGACGCCGGCCAACGATCCGTCGGCCGGCAGCCGGTCGAGCATCGACGCGCCCACGTGCACCTCGGCCACCTCGCGCGCCCACGCCAGCCGCACAACATCGGCAACCGCCTGGTCCCAGTCCGTACACGTCCAGCCGTCGACCTCGAGCCGGCCGTCGTCGAGCCGGGCCACCGCCGCCACGCCGGCGCCGCGGCCGAAATCGTCCTCGAGGCCGACGTACACCGGCCCGCCACCGTCGAGGCCGCCTTGGCCCAGGCCGGCCCACAGCCCCGACGGCAGCAGGTCTTCCAGGTCGCCGGGCGGCTCGACGAGGCGGCGCGGCCACTGGTTCAGCCACTGGGCGCGAAACGACGCCTCCGGGTCGGGTTCCTCCGGGTCCTCGATCTCGCCCGCCTTGAGCGCCGCCAGCTGCTTACCAATCAGCCGCTCACGCTTCGGCGTCCAGATCGGCGACGCCGCCCGCCAGCCGTCCAAGTCGTCAATCGCCGCGCGCTCCGGCGCCGACCACTCGACCAGGAGATCGCCGTCGCCCGACTCGAGCGCGCCCAGCGCGGCCAGCCGGCGCGACAGCATCAACGTCGTCGCCAACCGGTGCGCCGTCGAGACCAGCAGCAGCTGGGGCTGCAACCGCTCGACCATCGTCGGCACCAAGCCCTCTTCAATCGAATAGGCCCTGACCTTCCAGGCCTCGTCGGCGGCGGCGAACGAGACCGAGTACCCGTACACCGCCTCCTTCGCCCTGAGCATCCAGCGCGACCCATCGGCGAGCCAGGCGATTTCCTCCTGGCCGTTCACCTCCCGCACCTTGTACTCGCCAGGCCGCGCGCGCGCCCACAACCTGGCCGGCCGCTGCACCTCCTTGCAGATGGCCACGTCCTTGCCCGTGTGCATGACGTCCTGCGGCTCGCCGAACCTGTCGCCCTGATGGATACGCCACAGGCATAGCTCCCTGAGCAGCCACGACTTGCCGCACTGGCGCGCAACGGACATGAGCGCGAACTCCCACACCAGCAGGCCGGCCCCGTCGACCTCGAGCAGCCGGGTCGCGGCCAGCCGCTGCCACCAGCGCAGCCGCCGACCCGACCGCCGCTCCGCCCAGCGGATGAACTGCGGGCCAAGGCTCCCCACGGCGCGCGGATGCGGAACGGTCATGTAGCGCGGCCAGGTCGCGTCGACAGGGACGCGACGCAACCCCTTCAGCCAGGGCACCGCCCAGCGCTCATCCCTGGCGTCGAGGCCCTCACGCTCCGGCTCGAGCTCGACCGGCGCCGGCCGCCACAGCCTCGAGGCCGTCGCCCGGTTACAGCGGCGATGCTCCGGCCCCGAGTAGCGATGCGGGTCGCCGTCGACGTGGCCCATGTCCCAGGCCTCGCCGGGCTGGATGAGATCGCCGCAGCGGGCGCAGCGCGCGCCGCCGGCGAGGACAAGCTCGGCGACTCTCGCGCGTCTTAGGTTGTGCTCGCGGTCATAGCGCGGTCTTGTTGTTGCCTGCCAAGGCATCGCCTAGGAGGGACGAAAATCGTCAGTGGCGCGGGGTGTCGCCGGCCCCTCAGCCAAAAAACCGCCCCCTTTGCAGGGGTTTTCAGCCCCAGCCATGCAGCAGCGCCAGCAGCACGATGACAGCAATGGCAACAAGCGCTACTTCTCCAACGGTCACGGTACGCCAGTTCACCGTTTGCGCTTGGGCTTGGCCAGCTTGTTGAAGTGATGGCGCTTGACCCAGGGGGCGCCGAACTTGGCGTAGAGGGCGCGCTGCTGCCGGCGGTTCTTAGCGGGCATCGGCTCGGATCGTACCGCGGCCCTGGCCGGCCGGCCAATGGTCCGACGGTATCCACACCAGTTGGCCTCGAGGCGGCCACCATGCGAGCCAGGCATGCCAGCCGGCTTGGCCGGCGATGTCGATGAGCATGTTGCGCTGGTCGGGGCCGAAGCGCTCGTAGGGTCCGCCTGCTGTCGACTTGACCTCGACCAGCCGGGTTGGTTGGTCGTGTCGGCCGGCCACCAGGTCGCCGGCGCCGAATGAGCCGGCGGCGCGCACCACTACCCAGTCCTGGTCGCGGAGCCAGTTGCGGACTTGGCGCTCGCGGTCGTGGCCTCGGCTCATGGGTTGCGCTCGCGGGCCAGCGCCACCAGGTCGGCGATGGCGCTGGCATCGTCGATTCTGAACTCGTCGGCGAGGACCTCGGCGAGGCGGTCGGTTGGGATCTCTCGGGCGGCGCCATTCTCGATCCAGTGGCGAGCCTGAACTACACCTCTGGGCGCCGCCTCGCGCGCGCGCGTGTGTTCTAAAGAGATTAGAGAGAGAGGTTTTGCTAGCAAGATTTCAATGAAACCCGCTTGTTCAAGCGCTAGTAAGGACCTTGAATCCGTTCTGAAGTCGTCAAGAACTTGATGTAAGCGGTCAGTTTTCAACAGGCCGTTGTTGTCAGCGTAGGCGAGCCAGATGCCGTGTAGTAGTCCACGTTGGGGCATAGTTAGTTCGAGATATTCGTCCTTGTGTAGAAGCTCGGTGTAGTTCTTGATCCAGAGAGGGCGGCGGCCGCTGTAGTGCTGGAAGCGGTCCCAGCCGGGGACGTCAATCCAGTTGTCGGGCATCGACAACGTGATCGAAGTAGGCTCGGAGCGCTAGTTCGATGCCTTTGCATGGTGTTGAGCAGATGTAGCCCAGTTGGTCGGGTTGGTCGGCAAGCTTGCCGGCGTCGATAAGCGTGGCGCGGTCGATGGCGTGATGGTCCTCGAGCTCGACGCCGTCGGGCAGCATGGCGCGGGTGCGTAGGCAGAGGATGCAATAGTCCTCGTCGTGTCTTGGCCGCCGCTTGTAGCGGCGGCTGCGTTTGGCGGCGGCTGGCAGTTTTGGTCCTGCGACCCATAGCGGCCCTTTGAGGCCGCGGTGGCCGTTGATGCATCGAAGCTCGGCGAAGTTTGGCGGGGTGGCCGGAATGTCAAGCGTGGCGCCGGTGATGCCGCACCAGCACTCGTAGTCGTTAAGTTGCTCGCGCATATGGGCTGGGTTAAACCAGTCAAGTTCCATGGCGCCGCCTTTGCTCGTCGAGCATGCGCTCGATGCCGGCGACGTGCTCGAGCAGGCCGCCCGGTGGGAGGCCTGTGTATTCGCAGCAGGCGGCCATGAGCCGGGTGCGGCGGTCGGGCTTGATGCCGTCGAGCATCTCGCGCCCCTCGGGGGTGTGTATGAGCCACCAGCGCTGGGCGGTGTTCATCGCCGGCGGGTTGGCTGGCTCAGGATGATGATGGCGGCCGCGTTGACGATCAGCGCGCCCAGGATGACCAGGTCGGCGACAACGAGGATCACAGGATGGGGATGTCGCCGAGCGGCCAGTTGGCCTCGAGGTGGTCGATCAGCTTGCGCGCCTCGCCTTGGGTGAGCATCGACATGGACGGTACGGCGTGCTCGACGACCTGTGAGCAGTAGGCGAGCCTTTCGTCGCGGTTCTCGACGCCGCGCTCGCGGAACATGGCGTGCAGCTTGGTGCGTTGGTTGTCGGTGATTTGGTCGAAGGGGATGTTGCCGGGGCTGGGGGCCGTCGTGGGGGAGAGAACGGCGACCCCTGTGGGAGTATCGCCGGGGACGGGGATGGGTGTGGGTGTGGGGGGTGCCGCCGCCGCCGGTGTTGACGCCGGCGCCGATACGGACGCGCGTCGGCGCGTCTTGCGAGGTGTCGGCTCCGGCTCCGCGGTGGCGGCGGCTCCCCCTGCGGTGTCATTGTCGTCGGTTTCCTCCACCGCTTTCAAGCCGCCGATGACGTCGGGGAAGATGGCGGTGGCGAGCTCGGCCGAGGCGCGGGCGAGCAGCATCTGTCGCGGGTAGAGGCGGTAGGACTGTTTGCCGGCCAGGTTGGCTCGCCGGGCGTCGTCCATTGTCCAGGTGACGCGCGAGGCCTGGCTCGAGCCTTTGCGTTGGCCGACGATGGTGCATTTCGAGATGGTCGACTCTTCTACCCAGATGTCGTGGCCTTGGGCGAGGATGAGCGCGCGTTGTTTCTCGGCGTAGAGGCGTGGCTGGCCGTTGATGATGACGATGCCCGACAGGGAGGCCATGGGGCCGAGGCCGATCTCGGCGCCGTAGAGCAGCGCGGCAGTGATAGCTGGGATGTTGCCGCGCAACGCTTGCGGGACGAACTCGGTGTTGCCGACCCTGGCGGCGATCTCGGCCGGGTCGGCGAGCCAGTCGGCGTCAAACGCCGGCGGCCTGCTGATGTAGGGGACGATGCTCATGCGAACGCGGCGGACGCGTTGCGGGCGGCGTCGACGTAGAGGGCAGCGATCACGCGCGCGCCGGCGCGCTGATGGCGTCGCCGATGAACGCCTCGCGCGGCTCGTCGACGAAGTGGGCGACCTGTTGCGCGTACAGGAAGACGCGCAGCACGTCGGGGCCGCTCTTGACCGGGATCAGGTCGTAGCCGTCGGCGCGCAACCAGACGCAGCCGGTGCGGTCGACGTCGGGCATGGGTTGCTCGTTGGCCTGGGCGTCGAGGTAGAACTCGGCGTGTCGGTAGGCGGCCAGCTGCAGCGCGGACTCGGGCCAGATGCCAGACGCGGCGGTCTTCCAGTCGAGCAGCCAGGTCTTGCCGTCGGCGAGCTTGGCGACGGTGTCGAGGGTGCCCATGTAGCGGTGTTGGCGGTTGCCGACGACGGTCTCGGTGAGAAGCTCGAGCGGCTCCCAGTCCCTGGTGAACTCGAGGTAGGCGTCGACGTGGCCGGTGAGCGTGTCGGGCACGTCGACCTCTTCGCCGGTGGCGAGCTTGTGGGCGATGGTGTGGACGTCGGTGCCGCGCTCGCCGGCGGACTTGAGGTAGTCCCATTGGGCGCGCAGCATGCGCTTGAGCCGCTCGGAGGGTGGTAGCTCGGCTAGCTCGTCCCAGTAGTCGAGCGTGTAGCCGGCGGTCTTGTCGACGGCCGACTTGATGAATTGGGGCTTGGGGATGCCGTTGCGGAGGATGCCGGTGATGCCGTCGGCCTTGTCGCCGTCCATGACGTAGGAGTGGCCGCGGCCGCGGTTGACGCGCCGGGTGCCGTCACTCATGGGGTTGCGTCGGGGCGGTGGGGGCCGTCTGCGCGGACGGCTTGGGTCGCCCCGACGCGCTTTCATCCTCAATGATGGTGACGTTGCCTGTCGGGCGCAGCTTGGCGGCCGCCTTGGCTTCGTCCATTGGCTGATCGGCGAGCGCGCCCACGCGCACAATGCTGGCGGCCAGGCCGGCCAGCATGACGGCGACGAAGATGACGAGGGCGGCCCAGAGGAAGATCAACCTGGTTGGTCCTCCGGCTCAAGGTCGAGGCGGGGGTCGCTGTCGGGCAGCATCCAGTGCACCTCGTTGTCCCATTCCTCGGCGCCGGCGAGCGGGTCGCGGCCGCCGGAGAGCGCGTCGGTGAGCGCGTCGGCGATCTTCTCGCGGTCCTCTTGGTTGATGTTGGCGCGGGCGACGGCGTCGGCGATGGGGCCGTACGCGGTCTTGAAGCGCTTGTGCGCGGGTGTGGTCATGGGTGTGGTTCCCTCCTGGCGTGGGGGTGGCCTGCTTGCTCGAGCGCGTCGCCGATCCACTTGCGGATCAGCCAGTTGACCGAGCGGTCCTCTTGCTTGGCGATGTCGTGGATGGCGAGCGCGGTGGCGCGTGACACATGGACCTTGACGGCGACGGCGTATTCGCCTGTGTGCCTACTCATGTCCCCAATATGCCCCAGCGTCGGGGGCTTGTCAACCTGTTAGCGTCCCGCCCTTCCGACAACCAGGCGGGCAGCGGTTGCGCCCGCCGCCAGTTGCAGGAGGGCACCTATGAGCATCGTTGCCGCGGTCGCGGTCGCGTTCTCGTTGGCCGGCGCCGGCCAGAGCTCGAGGCCGCCGCATTACCAGGCTTGGCAATGCATTCACCGCTACGAGGGCAGCTGGCGCGACACCGGCGACCCCTATTGGGGCGGCTTGCAGATGGACCGCCAGTTCATGTGGTCGTACGGGCGCGACATGATCCGCCGCTACGGCGGCTACGCGCACCTGTGGCCGCCGCTTCAGCAGATGTGGGTGGCCGAGCGCGCCTGGCGCACGCGCGGCTTCTGGCCTTGGCCGACGACGGCGCGCATGTGCGGCTTACTCTGAGCGGGCGCGTTCCTCGGCGGCCAGGGTGCCGATGACGCCAACACAGGCGGCCGCGACCGAGAACGGGCCGGCGGACGAGTAGCCGAGCGTGGCCAGCGTGACACCGGCGGCCAGGCCGGCCAGTGCGATGACGCCGAGGAAGCCGAGGAAGACCAGCAGGCGGCGGTGGTTCACTTGGCCAGGCATGTGTACACCTTGACCTGGCCGCCGGGCGCGTTCAGGACCAGGATGCCCGGCGTGTAGCCGCTAATGCAGCCGCCCGCCTCGGGGATGTTGACGGTGACGGTCTTGGTGGGTGGGGCCTGGGCGCCGACGCCGAGCGCGGTCGAGGCGAGAAACCCCGAACCAGCCGCCAGGAGTAGCCCGGCGCCGGCGGCCCAGTAGGGCAGCCTATTGGTCATGCTTGCGGCCAAGCTCGAGGCCCTCGCGCATGGCGGCGATGCGCTTGTCGCATTCCTCGTCGTCGCGGCGGTGGACGCCGCGGATGGCGTAGGCCGACGAGATCACCGCGGCGACACCGGAGAGGAACGCGCCGACGGCGACCGGGTCGATGGGCATGTCACGGTTCTTTCACCCTGACGAAGATGGTGCCTTGTCCTGACCTCGAGCGGGTGCGGCGCATGACCTGGCCGCCGTTCGAGTTGTTGGAGGTTGAGGTGTTGCCCTCGATGGC